GCAGGTCTTCAAAGGTAAGCGACGCTTACCGATTTTCGGGGAATTTCCTCTTCCATTGCAGATAATCCTGATAATCAATGTCATCTAGCTCATCTGCAGTTTCCTTCTCCTCATCTGCCTCTATAGAGAGAGCAGTACTCCTAAGTTCAAACTGGTCTCTTGATGGTACTTGGTAAATGTAGACATCAATAGAGGCAGCAGTTGCTCCTGCATAGGTGTAAGTGACAGAAACAGGCCACCCTGTGACATCGATGTATTGCGAGAATTGATAACTGTCATCAATGGTGGCTTCACTCCAAGCTGTGTCCAGGTTATATCCGTAGCCTTCAGTGGCGACTGCAGCATTAGTCCAAGTGGGTACCCAGACAGCAGATGCCCCACTAGATATCGTGATTTCTACCAAAAACCTCCCAGTCTGTATGAAATTGGGAAAAGTTATGGTATCGAAACCCGAAGCTACAGCACTAATTACCAGATCCATATTTCCTCCAACACCCCTTTGGATTGGTCCTAGAGGGTTTGTGGAATTAGGCAAAGCATTTGAAATGCGCCCGTGTAATGGATTGGGATATGCAGTAGGATTGAGTCTAGGCTTCTCAAGCGTAACGTCATAAGAGACCCAGAGTTCTCCAATCGTGGCCACCGCTTGCATCCCTATAGTGGACAACTGATACACGCCCCAGTCATATAACCTGGCGTCTTCAGATGCTCTAAGAGCACTGTCCCTCACATAGTGGATATTGAAAGGCGTTTCTGAAGGATCACACTCTATTGGATGAATGTGGTCCTCAGCTGGCTTCCCTGAAGTGGAAAATTCATGCGCAAGCATTTCAACTTTCGATGAGAATGTAGGATCATAGAAGTTGTATCTTGTGGCTTGGCATACAGTTCCCAGGGCAGTATTGGTACTATTGAGAGCATCAGCCGAGGTGCTAATAAACTCAAAAATGAGACCATTGAATCTGTATTGTGAATACAAACCTGCAAGCTTGCTAAGCCACGGAAATGACCCAACTAAACCAGGATTCAGATAAATCTCTTGAGTGTTCCAATCAACTGAGCCCTGGACATCTCTGAGATACTCCCGGTGCTTAATTCTGATGCCATGGTTAGCTGGATCAAACTCTGGCACCTGCCCGTTATAAAGCGTGTTATGGTTGACTTTGTAGTCTCCCATGCCTGTAACTTTAGACAACCAAGCGCCCGTTTTCTTGCCCATCTCTGACATTCCTGGAATAGGAACCATGCTTCCCAGCATGCCCCCTCCTTCTATCATGATGTTCTTCCCGATTGACTTGAGAGTGTTCTTCCAGCCCTTGCCCTTCCTAAGCTTAATCTTGTTAGTATTAATCTTTCCCTTCTTGCGTTTGCAAGGCACTAGATGTTTGTTTATCCAAACATGCTGGTTATAAGAAGAGTGGGCTGCCACACCCCAATTCAGGTTCATGTAACTGAGACCTGAAAATAGGGCATGTAAATATTCATGACCTGTGGTGTTGGATTCGATATTCTCCTCCATTCCATACTCCCAGCCGCTTAGAATGGCTCCAGCCAAACTACGTACACCAACAAGCTTTTCAGCCTCTTCGTGAAGGGGGGTGTCATAGACTACGTCTTTGTAACTGAGCTCGTAGTCCACGTGACTGGGGTGGTCATAAACTTGGGTGTCATTGCCGTCTGACTCGTACTTAGGAAATTCCTGTTCAAACAGATAATCCATTATCGGATGATCAAATACATAAGGAGCCTCGTGCAAATTGATAGTACACTCAATGGCTTCCTCAATTATTAGTATTTCATCAATGCCGATTCCATACAAATTAGCGAACTGCTGGTAAGTTTCCATGGAAGGGTATTGCGTCACCCCGCCTTGGATACGGTACGGATTCAAATGCCTATTATCCGTCCTTGCCTTCACATCCTCACCAGTAGCAACCAGAGTTCTCAAAAGAGTGCCTATAATAGGCACATGTCCTGCTGTGCAAAGCATTCCTTTCGCTGTCCCTTTCAATAAACTCTTGAATTGCTTGGGATGGTGCTTGTAATGGTTCATGCCTAACTTGGCCATGCACTTGAGTGGCCTATTGCCCCACCTGTACCTGCCATCAACATTCCAAAACATGCCAGAGCAAAAACTTGTTTCCTCCACGGTTTCCCGTAAAATGATTTCACACTTCAAGCCAATAGATTCATACCTAAGCGTGGCTTCTTGTTGAAGTTGCGGAGTCATCCGTTCTCTCAAGCCAACCACGTTGTCGTCACCCATAGCCATGATCATGACATCATCAATGGATTTTGCTTCATAAACCCACATAGAAATCAAGAAGTTGAGGAGTGTGTTCATAGAACTAGTCCACAAATCACCACTACGCCTTCCACCGTTAGACGTGGCTTTAACTTCCCCAAGTTTGCTCACTCCTGAGTTTTTACCCCAATTATCGAATAGCACCTTGATGTCCTCTGGAAAACCAACAACCTTGTTCTCTAGAAAGTATTTCTCAATCTTGAGAATGTCGGCATTCATGCTCCCATCCCAGTTGGACACATCTGATTCCAAGACTTGACCACATTCTTCAAACATGCGTGCTGCATAAGCCCCTACCTCATCAGGTGTGGCCCCAGACACATAGTACAAGTTGTCAAACTTTGAAAACCTCTTGCACATCTCTTTACCCAGCTTGTGAAAGTAGGCTCCAAAAACGGCAATGATGATATCCGGACAGCTCCAGATCATACGCGGCTTGAAGTCCTCGTCACCTTTTCCTACATAGTACTCTCCCTTAACAAAGATCTTGTAGACAAGCGATGAAGCGTCAACCTCCTCGTCAATCATTCCGAACAACTCGTCTGCTCTCCTTGTGCCGTATTGCGACTTCAAGAAAGCATACACATCTACATCACTAACGTCAAACTCGTCCATGGTATCTATGATGCCACAGGCATACTTAATAAGATCATCCATGGCTTTGTCATCAATCGTCCTGTCAAATAACATTCTGATACGTAGTGCTGCCTCGATGTTTTGCGCGTTGTTCTCAGGATAAATTCCCCGTCCCACGGTTGTGCCAAAAATATCCACGCGGTTCCCGTTACCTCCCGCATCTTCAGCCACATAATCAGTGACAATGGCAGAACCCTCAACCAGGTCTTGTGGTACGCGTGCCATATCAACCGATGACTTCTCAACGGCTAGGTTTCTCACTCTTTTACAATACGTCAACTCAGTACCTCCCCGGGCAACTAGTGCTTCACGCACAAGTGTCTCTTCGCTATAATCGAAGATTTTGGGTTCCATGATTGCGAGAGCTCCAAAGGACGACAAAGTCGTGTAGATGGCTGGAATAATCGTGACGTAAGAACTCGCTACCGCAACGGCAGTGGCCAAAGCCACCTTGCCGAACGATTTGAAGAACTTGGTCCTACCGTACTCTGCCATGGCTCGCCTCCACGTCTTGCCTTCCTTCTGGACAGCGTGCTGGAGCTTCAACTGTAACCTGTTTTCGTGGTTGGCCAGGCGTCTAATCGCCAGCTTCTCCATTTCTTCCAGGACCCATGTTGAGCTCATACACTTGATAATATCCTCCTGCAATGTGCTATAATCAGGGTAGAACCTTTTCCAGTGCGCTTTAACCTTAGAGGAAAGCCTTCTGTAGTCCCCATCCTTCATAATAGATGTATCTGCTGAGTCTATAACTGCCTTGATGCTTCTCATCAATCTCACAGAATGATTTCCAAACGGAAATGAATCCGTCAATGGTCGGTCATTCTCACCGATATATACGCTAGCCGTGTCGGCATCCACAACTATGACAGTTTCACACTTGGATACACCCAATGGCTCATCACCAAGGATATCGTACCAACCAAATCTTCCACTGACGAATCGCTTGTCTCCATTAAACTCGAACCATCCTTGAATGGTGCAGCTCGCTCTTGTTGCAATAAAATGAAAGTTCTTCGTATTGTAGTTGCCAGCAATGGCCCAAGGGTTAACCAGAATTCTCTGGCTGCTGTTGAGCTTCATCGGAGAGTAATGCACCTTCCTGAGTCTAAACTCGAACGCATCATCCACTTCCTTCAACTCATCCAGAGCACATTCCACTTCGCCCTCGATTTCAAACACAGGGTTTGCTGGAGGTTCAAGCAACATCTCGTCGTTCTTGCTCTCCTCCTTCTCCTCCATGTCTAGGATAGCGTCTGCTACGACAGCATTTGCTGCTGCCACCTTGCTAACCTTTTTGTGGTCCTTTCCACTGGACTCGGCCTCCTTCCTCTGCTTAATGTTCTTCTTAACATTCTTTTTACGGCAGTATTCGGATCCTCCTCCATACCCAATAGCTTGCAGCAATGACCATAAGCCAAAACTACTAGTATTGGGATTTAAACAAACATCGCCCGCTTCATTGAAGCTCGTTCCACGAACGTGTTTGGCGGTTCCACCAACGGTGGTTCCTATGTTTCCCCCTTCACGAAACAGGTCAGTACTATGTACCTCCTGAATGGTATGGTGGCCGGCATTTTTGCCTCGGCTAGGTCTCCCAACACTAGCTCTTTTCAACTTCTCTCGAGCCAGAGAAGCTTGGGGGTTTACGAAGTCCCCTGAGTCTACACTCAATTCCTTATTGTTAGAAACATTATGGATGACGCTGAGACCACATAATATGGTGAGTACGCGCCAACTGGTTTACCTTGTTAGGGTGCCAGTCCTTCTTCCTCACCACTCATTACATATGTGGGTTCGTTGTTGGGTTCCCGTCAAGTCAGCCTAAACTAATAGGCATGTTCAACCAAGACAGG